TACGGGCTTGACTTCGGGTATTCGGTTGATCCGGCGGCGTGCGTCGCGCTCTATCTCAACGGCGACGACCTGTGGATAGACGAGGTGTTGTACGACACTGAGATGACCAATCAGGATTTGGCGCGTTCGCTGAATGTGCTACTCGAGCCGGGCCCGCGCGTCTACGCAGACTCGGCTGAACCGAAGAGCATCGAGGAGTTACGGCGCGCAGGGATTGATATCGATGGGGCTACAAAGGGCCCGGACTCGGTGAACTACGGCATCGATTGGCTACAGTCAAGGGCGCTCCACGTAACGGAACGGAGCGCGAATCTGATAGGAGAACTGGATAGCTATTGCTGGAAGCAGGACCGGGATGGACTGGCGACCCGGAAACCGTTAGACGACTTTAACCATGCGATTGACGCCATGCGCTACGGGTGTGCCGAATGGATGGATGTTTACCGGGGCGAGCTCGCGGACTACTCCTCCGACGTGCTTGGCTATCTCGGACTGTGAGGTGAGTATGAGAGTGCTGACGATGACGATCGAAGATGGCGAAAGCGACAGTGAGATTCTCGCTTGCGAATGGGATGAGGAGCTTAGCCTTGTCGAGCAGCTTGGGTATCTCGAGTGGGCAAAGGCGATAGCGATCGAGGCAAACAAGATTGGGAACGCACTTGCAGCATACGGAGATGATGAATCATGATCATGTGGAAGACCGAAGCTGATGTGCTCACCCCGAAAGAGATCAACGACTACATAACCACCTACCAAAACGAGGTGGTCCCCGGGCTTGATGATCTGTGGGCTTACTACATCGGGAAAAACCCTGGTATCCTCGGTCGGACCGCAGGCGACCCGAACAATCCCGACAACCGGACGCCGGTGCCCTATGGCCGGAAGATCATCACCACCTTCGTCGGGTACGCCTACCGTCCGAAGTACACGACCTACAAAGCATCCGATGACGCTCAGGCCCCGTATGTCGCGCAGCTACAGGCGACGTTTGATCTGAGCGATGAGCACATCAAGACCTCGCGGGCGGGTCGCAACTCGGCCATCTACGGGGCGGCGTATGAACTGCTCTACATCGATGGGGATCAGGCAGACCCACGGTTCGTGTCGGTAGATCCTCGCGAGATGATCTTGCTCTACGACTACTCGCCGGAGCCGAAAAAGAAAATCGGCATCCGTTTCTACCGAATCACCGACAAGCTGTGGAAGGTCGAGGCGTACTACGAGGATCGCATCGAGCTATATGATCGGGTGCGGTCTGAAGGGCGTTGGACCCCCGGTGAGGAGCAGTGGCGGCTTGTGCCTACGGGTACTGCGCCGAATTACTTCGGGGAACCGCCGATCGTAGCATATCATTTCGGGGATGAGCGGGTTGGGCTGATCGCGCCAGTGGTTCCACTCATCGACGACTATGATATCGTGGTATCGGACTCGATCAACGAGTTCTCGCGGTTCGCCCATGCTTACATGCTGTTGGTCAAGTACAACCTCGTGCCGCCAGAATTGAAGAAAGAGGCGGGCGCGATATCCAAAGCGCTCCAGAGGCTAAAGCAATTGCGCATCTTCGAGAATCTCCCTGACAAGGACGCGGTGAGCTTCCTCACAAAGGATATCCCGAAAGAGTTTATCGAGTTCATGACCGACCGGCTCAAAGAGGAGATCCACGAGCAAAGCCACGTACCCGACTTCAATGAGATGGCGGGCGGGCAGATGACAGGGGCGGCGATCGAGCGGATGATGTTTGACTTCGAGAACGTGGTATCCAGCGCCGAGGCCGATTTCGACATGGGTTTACTCGATAGGATCAGATTGATCAATGTGATTTATGCTAAGGCGGGGAAGCTTGTAGACACCGAGCATTCGGTGGTGATCATGCACAAGCGCAACATGCCGTTGAACTTGCAGGAGTTCGCGACGACGGCGGTACAGCTTAAGCAGGCGGGATTCTCGCGCTACCTCATCGCTGACATCATGCCGGATGACATCGTGCCAAACGTGGAGGAGGAGCTCGAGCGGCAGGACAAGGACATGGAAGCTCTCTTGCCGGATGTGGATGCTTTCGAGAAGGAAGGAGATGACGTAGAGGGTACGCGCTTAGATGCCGAGTCTCGGTGATCTCGAGGGCCGTAGCTACAAGCGCATACTCGCGCTTGAGGCGAAGCACGAGCGCGAAGCCGCGCGGGTGCTCAGGGATGCGTTGAATGAGATGCGGGCGCAGTTGACGGTGATCTATGAGAAGTATGCGAGCGACGGGGTGCTGACACTCGCGGATATGACGCGATACCATCGGCTGACTACGCTGGAAATCGACATTCTTAAGACCCTTGATCCGGCCACGCGCGCGACGCTACGGACGATAAACCGACTCAGACCCGAGCAATACGGGGAGGCGTTTTTTCAGTATGCGTGGGCGATTGATCAGGCATCAGGGGTGGCGTTGAAATGGGGCGCGCTCAATAGGCCTGCTATAATCGCGAGCCTTGATAATCGGATGTACAAGATCGCTGCGGATGTGTATCCGAGAGACGCGCGGGCGCAGATACTTCGCGCTCTCAACTCAGGCTTGGCGCAGGGGAAGAGCTATCAGGACATGGCACGGGATCTGAAACACGCGATCAACACGACGATGTTTCGGGCGCAACGCATCATCCGTACTGAGGGACAGACGGCGCAGAGCGCAGCACAGGATGCGGCATACGCGCGCGCGGAAGATCAGGGTGTAGAGATGGGCGTTGTATGGGATGCGACGCTCGATGATGTGACGCGGGAGAGCCATCAGGCGATGGACGGGCAGGGGCGGGCGGCAGATGGATTCTTCGACGGGCCCGGAGGTGAGCGAGCTCCATACCCGGCTTGGGAAGGGCTGAGCGCCGAGGAGCGCATCCAGTGCAGGTGCAGGCTACGAGCAGAGATCGACGGCTATGCTCCGAGCCTCAGGCGCACTCGCGAGAGTGGGATTGTGCCGTACCAGACCTATCCGGCATGGAAGGAAAATCACTCCACGTGGAGATAGGTTGCATTGTCGCATGCTACGCTGTAGTATTTACATTGTTTTACAATTCGAGACGGGGTGATTTTCTCCTCGGCTCAAGGAGTTAGGATGACCGTAGAGGAGATTCGCAAGTATTTCGCCGAGCACAAAGGGGATGATGGGGTGAAGGCGCTATTGGGCGAACTTACACCGGGGCCGACAGCGGACCAAGTGGAGAAGTTCTTGGACAGCGATGAAGGGTTCAACTCACTCCGGTCGAGGTTCGACCGGTACGCGCAGAAGGCCATCACCACGCACGACGAGAAGCGCAAGACGGAGATCGAGCGACAGATCGAGGAAGCCGTAGCGAAGGCGAGGAAGGAAAGCACACTGAGCGCCGAGGAACAGATGAAGGCCGAAATGGCCGAGATCAAGGCGGAGCTTAAAAAGCGCGATTCAGATATCGCCAGACGCGACTTGATATCCAAGCTGAGAGATGAGGCGGAGAAGATGCACGTCCCGCTTGATATCGCGGTGGATCTCGACAATCCGAATCTGACCGAGGAGCGGGCCATGGAGCGTATGCAGGCTTATGCGAAGCGGCACGCGGATGAGATCAGTGCGGGAGTCAATCAGCGTCTTGTCGGTACACCGAAGCCGGGGAGCGGGAACGCTCCGAAACCGGTGGGGGATCTCCGAAAGCTGTCAGTTGAGGAAGCGATCGCCCTTGAGGAAAAGGGCGAGCTTAACGCCCGATTGCAATAGGAGTTTAACAAATGGGGCTTGAAAACTTTATACCCGCAGTATGGTCGGCTAAGCTGTTTGTCCGGCTGCGGAAAGCGTTGGTCCATGCTTCGATAGTCAACCGCGACTATGAGGGTGAGATCAGCGCATTCGGCGACACGGTATACATCAACGAGATCGGCGCGGTGGATGTGGGGACGTACACGAAGAAAGGCGGAACCACGCGGCAGACGCTCGGATCAGCGCAGAAGACGCTCCTGATCGATCAGGCAAGGTACTTCGACTTCTCGATCGATGACATCGACAAGGCGCAAACCAAGCCGAAAGTCCTGGACGGCGCAATGTCTGAGGCCGCATACGCGATCGCCGATACGGTCGATCAACATCTTGCAGGGCTATACACTCAGGCAGGGAATTCCGTAAGCGCCGCGACGATCACCGTGGGCAATGTGCTCGTCAACCTGAGCAATATGCAACTGGAGCTTGACGAGGCGAACGTGCCGACCGGCGAGCGTTTCATGCCGATCCCGCCGTGGTATCATCAGTACCTGGTGCAGGCCGCGACAGGGATCATAGGCCACACCGGAGTACCCAAGGTCTTCGACTCGGGGTTAATCACCAACGGGTATCTGGGGTCCCTCTTCGGGTTCAACCTCCTGCTCAGCAACAATGTGAACAACAACGGGACGGTGTGGAACCTGATGGGATTCACCCGGTCGGCCATCACCCACGCGCAGCAAATCGCGAAGATCGAATCGTACCGCGTTGAGTCGGGATTCGAGGATGGAGTCAAAGGACTCTTCCTCTACGGCTCGAAAGTGGTTCGCCCGAATGCGATGGTCAAATGCGCGGCGACCAAGGGCTAAGGGGGTAACCAATGGCTAGTACTACTCTTACGGTCATGACCCCGGTAATCACCGGGACGGCCAATTCGACGAAGTCGGCTGTAGCGTCCTCACAGACGCTGACGATTCAGGCGTCTACCGCACAGGGGGCGCTCGACATGGCGACGCTCGTGGTCCGGGTCGAGAACGTCAACACTACTGAGGCTGTGACGCTTTCCCTTGGGGTGTCGACCGAGTACTCGGATCTCGGGATCGGGGCAGCGTCGATATCGGTTGGGACCGCAACCACAGTGGTGATCGGCGGGCAGCTCTTCGAGAGCGCGCGATTCCTAACGACCTCGGGGACAATCATCTTCACGCAGGCGGGAACGGGTCCGACCACGTGGGCGGCGACGCAGAAGCCGAGAGCGAGTGAGTAACCAATATGGCGGGGGCGAAAGCTCCCGCCTATAGGCGGATATATGCCGATACTGACCGCCACGCAGGTAACGCAGTACAGTAACATCACTGCCTCGGCATCGACGATTGTGTCCTCGGGGTTGATCGCTGTGGTGCAAGATCGGATCACGATGCATCTCAATAACTACTTTGTAACGGACCTGTATTTGCGTGGGACGGTGACGTTTAACGCGACTGCGGCTACGATAGTGAGTTGCAATTCCTTTGAGGTGCAGAACTTTGCGGCGGGCGACGATATCTATATTTATCAGAGCTATAGGAACGACGGGTACTACACGCTGGACTCGGTGAGCGGATCCACTCTGACGATAGCGAGCACGGCATCGGTAGTGGATGAGTTATCGGGGAGGTCGATCCTGATATCTGTGGTACGGTGGCCTACGGACATCGTGTATGCGGCGGCTCAGATGGTTGCCTACGATTACGATGTGCGGCCGACACGATCCGCTGGGGTGAAAAGCGTCTCCCTCGGACCGTGGAGCGAGTCCTATGGAGGGATAGCGAACGGGGCTTATGGATATCCCGAGGATTTGTGGGCTCCGTTGTACGATCATCGGATAGTGAGGTTGATGTGAGCTTTATCAACTCGCTGAACCTGATAAACGCGGTGGGGATCGTGCGCGAGACCATGACATCGGACGGGATGGGCGGGTTTACTGCCACGACATCGACGGTGACCTTGGGGCGGGCGGCGATATGGAGCGCAGGAGGTAGCAAATCATATTTGTCGGATCAGCTCATGGCGGTCTCCTCGCATGTGCTGGCCTGCCTGCCGAGCGCGGATGTGCTGTATACTGACACGGTGACGTACGATGGCGAGCGATACGAGATCACTGGTCATCCTGACGACATCCTCCAGAAGGGTAGCGTCAAGATCGTCCCGTTGAAGAAGGTCAACTGATGACGGCGACAGTGACGCGGAAATGGAACGGGACGGATGTGAAGCTTAAGGGAAAGCGCGTAGTCAACAAGTCGGCCTATGAGATCGGGCTTGTGATAGAGGGGCAGGCGAAGGCGCTCTGTGCCGTTAAAACCGGGAGGCTTGCGGGGAGTATCACGACGCAGGCGCCTGATAAGGGCACAGCGCCGGGAGCGCCGGCTACCGGTCGGGATGTTATCGCTCCTCCGCTCGGCCCATTTGAGGTATTTGTTGGGACCGCGGTAGAGTATGCGCCATACGTCGAGTTTGGTACGTCGCGATCGAGCGCACAACCGTTCCTATGGCCGTCGCTGGATCTGGCGAGAGGGAAGGCGATGACGATCGTGGATCATAACGGGCGATTTGAGTTTCGGGAGTATTTGAAAGAATGAAGCCGTTTCAGGTGATC